CTTGATTTTAGAGGTCTACCAAAAGTTATCCCTATGGAGATTCGAATTGCCATGCTTGATTGGCATGACAATTTCGAGTCTTCTAGGGGTATAATTGGTTGCGTTTTGACTTTACTTTCAACTTATAGAATTCTGCCTTACCGTGGAGTCATAGATTATGACTCCATAGTTAGTCCCTTTTCAGGGGTTTCGCAGAGTTTTGATTTACATTCCTTAAAGGAATCTATATCGATGTTCTTTAAGTTGTCGTCGTCAGGAGGCTTGGGGGCACACCCCCTAAGATCTAAGAAATGGGCTTATCATTCTGAGAAGTCTGGGCCAAATTTTGGCCCTGCTACTCAAGGATGTTGGAAGGATGCTTTCGCATTCCTCCATGACCCGATTAGATTGTTCCACACTCTTCGGATGTATTTACTTAATAGTAACTACATCTTATTTGTGTGGTTACAGCTCTATCTTATTATCCTAGGACCGTTGTATCTCCTAATCAGTCTGATCTTCCCTATACGTATGAATTTGGGGCGTTTAGCCTTTGTTTATGACGTTGCTGGTAAGGCCCGACCGGTTGGTATTACAAACTGGTGAATCCAAGCTGCTCTCTATCCCCTTCATCAGTCGCTCTTTGAGCTACTGAAATCTGTTCAAACTGACGGTACATTTGACCAGCTGAAGCCTCTTAATAATATAAGGGCTTCGTCTGGCCAGATACCAACTTTATTTTCTTTTGATTTAAAGAGTGCAACCGATCGGTTGCCCTCTTTGCTTCAAGGTGATATTCTACGATTAATGTACGGGGACTATGTCTCCGATTCATGATCGTCTTTGATGAGCATCCCGTTCTTTGACCGAGGAAAGTATATCTCATACTCAGTCGGCCAGCCAATGGGAGCTTATTCATCATGAGCAATGCTTGCCGTTACTCATCATATTCTTGTGATGATGGCGGCTCGTCTGAATAACATGTCTTCTTTCAAAGAATATTGTATTCTTGGAGATGATATTGTTATTTGGAATGATAAGGTTGCTAAATCTTATCTTTCACTTATGGTAACTTTAGGGGTATCGATCTCTGACACAAAATCTTTAATATCTTCTGATATTCTAGAGTTTGCGAAGAGATTGAAGACCTCTAATGTCAATGATTTGTCACCTATCGGAGCGGGATTAATTTTATCCGCGCTTCGAGATAGATCTCTAGTTGGTTTGCTCGTGTCCACGGCCCTTGGGCTCGGATACTTGACTTTACC